TCCTGTTATTGTAGTTTCTAATTCTGTTTGTTTCTTGGAAATAACGTCTCCGTCAGTCATTAATCCAAGTAATTTTTTATTCAAAGCTATTTGCTCACGTGCTTTATCTGCTAATTTTGATTTATCTGTATAATTTTCTTCTGCTTTTATCAATCCTTTCGTGCGATTTATTAACTCATTGGTATGCCATAGTTTTTGCTGAAGAGGATGAAGTTCGTGATCTGTACCAACAAAGCTATCGTTCACATTATATATTTTGCTTATCTCTCCTGATTCTTTTCCTTTTTCTATTAATTTTTCAGTTTCTTGAGCTTGTTTTCTTAACATCCAAAGAGCGGTCTTATATTGCCCTGCCTGAAGTTGTTGAGTAGTAACTAAATCAATTCCTTTTTCATAAGCTTTATTGATAGCCTGCGTCTGTTTATCAACAAGATTACTATGAGCTTTTGTTTCAGCATTCAAAACCTTGAAATGCTTCTCTTCTAAAAGAGCAAATGTCAATTTTTTCCTCTGTAACTCATTATATTCTCTCAATTTGATATTTAATTGTCCAGTAGATATATTCTCAGCGTCTATTCCTTTAACCACATCAGGAGCGACCATTTTTAATTTTTCGTAAATCAGTAATCTCTCCTCCTGTGAAATATAGGAGTTCGATAAAGAAGCTGCTAATCTATTAACCTCTTGCTGTTCTCTACGAATCTCATCTGAAACCTTTAGCTTTGCCAATTTACTCATAGCTCCTATCATGCTGGTAACTCCTTGAGTGGACTCTCTTAATGCAGGATCCATACGTTTCTCCAAGTTAATCTGAAGACCTTCGAAAGCAGATTTTAATTTAATGGTATCCCCTTTCAAATTATCTAATTTTACACGAGCGATCCTATCAGCCGTACCTGCCGCATTATTCAGTTCTTTAGTGAAACCCCTCAGCGCATCAGCTCCTTGATTGACTAAGACCTGCATTCCCGGTCCGGCTCTCATACCAAATATTCCCATTATATCAGCAGTCTTCAATCCCTGTTTCTCCATCTGAGCCACAATATCCACCAATGGGAGCATATTGCCGGTAGCATCCATAACGTCTATCCCGAACTTCTGCATCTTCTTCTGTCCGGCCGGAGTAATTATCTGAGCTATTGATTGTCTTAATGAAGTTCCTGCCATACTGCCTTGAATACCTGCATTCCCTAATATTCCTATGGCCGCCGATAGTTCTTCCATTTGAACGCCTGCTCCTTTGGCTATCGGAGCGACATATTTAAAAGCTTCAGCGAATTGGCGAGTATCTGTATTTGCAGATGTGATTGTTTTGGCAATCATATCATTTACTCTTCCAATCTCTTTTGCTTCTAATACATACGCCGTTAAAGCATTTGATGCTATATCGGATGCTTCTGCCAAAGATAAACTGCCTACTGCTGCTAAATTCAACACCCCTGGCATCGCGGATATAATATCTTTTGTTTTAAATCCAGCCATCGCCAAGAATGACATCCCTTTAGATGCTTGACGCGCAGAAAATTGAGTTGTTTCACCTAACTTTTGAGCCAAATTAGTCAATCCTTTGAAATCTTCACCAGTAGCTCCTGTTATAGCTTGAACATTTGCCATCCCTGAACTGAATTCCATACCTGCCTGAACCAAATCATTGAAGCCTCTCAATATGGCCCTACCTCCGAAATATGTCAGAGCAGTCGCTCCGACCATTTTTAAGGACTTATTTAGCCCTCCCATTCTACTATCTAATGTAGAGGTTTTTTTATTCAATACATCAATCTTGTCGGACATTTTATCCTGTATTGATATAATATATTTCACATTTTCGTTCGGCATATTAACTTAATTCTATATTTAAGACTCCTGTTTTAGATAAAAATTTCAATTCACATTCTAATTTCATTCTCTCGTCAAGACTCATCTGTTCTGGGTCTTTGCGATAAAAAAAGCGGATAAGAGCGTTTATCTTACGCCACATATCCGCTCCGTTTCTTAAATTAATTTTATGTTCTTTTAATTTTTTTTTATCTCGCTCTCATAAAATGAAAGAAGGCCATAACAATCAAGACAGGCGGCGGCGTAAGCCTTTACATCTTTTTTGATTGTCTCAATATCCCCTTCTTTGGCACAAAAATCAAACACCACCTTGCCTGCGGCAATTATATCGAATTTACCTGTACTGGTAGTGCCGGCGGCCTGAGCCGCTCCATATACCATGATGTCTGGCTCAGTCAATTTAGCTGTCAGATTCTTACCCGGAGATTTAATGGTGATCGTATGCTTCAGTTCCATAAATTATAAATGCTTTAATTCGGAATAAATTATGTTGAACGTTCTTGCGATACGAGTATCATCAACAGATGTCTCAACACCGTCATCCATGAATTCTGCATTCTTAAGAATATGAACCTTTACGCTTTGAGGGTTTCCATAGGTAATTACTATATCGCTTGCAGGAATAGCAGTCAGGTCTCCATTTGGAGCTGCTGTTCTTAATGCTTCTATATCATTCATCCCTATTTCTAATGAACCACTATATTTTTTCGTTCCGCGACCTCTTGAAATTGGAACTTCTCCTAATCCGTAATTATTTTCTTTCGTCTGTTCTACTGTGTAATTAATAGAACTTATATCTGTCAGCGGAGTATCAAGATAAGCCAATACTATTTGACTATAATCATATGCCGTCCCGTTGATTAATGGAATTGTATTTGCCATAATTATTTAATTTTAGTTGTAAAACCATCATTTATCTCTATCGTTCTCGCTATTCCGACAGGTATTATCTGAACTGTTACCGCTATGGTAGAAGTCGTTAATACATCTTGGTCAGGATCAATAGTTACTTCATAATCAGAAAGCTCAAGGTCTGTTTTCATTTGTGAAGCCTGAGCATCAACAATATTCTTAAATACTGCTATGCTATCCTCTGTCAGAGTTCCATCAGCGTTTAAGTAGATAGGGCTTGATATTTTTGATACCATTGCCGCATAAACATTTCTTTCAAGTTTATCAAGAGTTCTATTGTTCTCGATAGTCGCATAGTCGCTTGTTTCGGTAATAGCTGTCCAGCTATCAGAATTATAGGTGTTTGAGTCTCCTATAAATTTTCTTAAGAAAATATAATGTTGAGAGTTAAGAGTATTAAGCAATGATGTCGTTTGAGAAATATAAGTGTTTCCTGTTGAAAAACCTGCCAATGCCAAAGTATCTCCTGAATTAAGGATGAATTTCTCTGGCCATGATATGCTTTCGTTTACTTTTGCTGAAGAAACACACCCTAAAGAATTTCCTAAAGTAGAAACGCTAAAGCCTAAGATATTTGGTAAATCTTCTTGAGTTTTACTCCAATAATCAGTATCGAAAGGAGCATTCCCTGTGGTACTTTTCTTTGCGATATATACGCCACTTGTCCAAGTTACTTTGTCTCCTCTTAAATAAGTCAATGTATTCGAATAAGCATTTTGATGATAACTGCCATCCTCCCCTAATATAACAGCCACGTCAGCAGCGGTTAATGTAGTCAGATCCGTCATAGATGATAATGTAGCAGAACTCATATCCGAATGCAATAACACCTGTAAAGGCTTTTTGTCTGTTCTTAGAGCTGTTGCATAAGTCTGTGATGCAGTTATATGCGTTGAAGTAAAGCTCTCATGAGTGATATATACTCCCATTTGACGTATTGTACCTTCAGCGAAATTTTGAACCGTTTGTATCTCTGCCCCGTCATATGTTCCTTGAGCATATATACCTACATATAATTTTCCGTTGGGTATCATACGGAAATATTCTTTGATGTGATAATACATATAAGAATATCCACTACCTACACCGCTTGAGAATTGAGTTACTGTTGCAGTTCCTGTTCCAGAACTTGCGAATGCCAATGTGGAAACACCTGTATTAATTGATTGCCCTTGTTCGTCTGGAGCCGTTAAGGCTACGTCAGAACCGCTACCAGCTGCCACATATCCATGATCTACTGTCAAGGCGTTAATAGCTGCTCTTAATCCTGTCGCTACGTCAGTTGTAGCATCTCCTGCCTGAACTGTGTAACTACCTAACACAGCGCCAGCTAATGATACAGTCTCTACATCTGCCGTTCCTCCAGCAACAGTAATCTCGATATTACCCCCTGTCGCTTTTGTTTCGTCTGTATGAGTGTCTACGATGCCGAGATTAACAGCATCTTCAAGCGAATAAATAGGCTTAATCCTATCGCTTGCTCCGAAGCCTGAAGGTAAGGTATCATAATAAAATATCATTCCACTGATATAATCATTATTCGTTGGCGGTCTGCCTATGCCTCCTTCTGCCCTGTTGAATATTATGTTTGGTAATGCCATTATTTTTTATTTTTTGAGGTTTGTTTTTTTGGTTTTTCAGTTTCTTTTTTTGATTCTTCAACTGACTTTATTGGTTCCTCCTTTTTTATTATAACCTCTGGTTTGACTTCTTTTTTCGGATTCAAGTCCTGTTTTTCAAGAAGAATAGGAGATGAAAGCTTCTCCGTCCTTACATGACCTTCAGCATGAGTTTTTCCCACCTCATTATTATTAAAAAAATTACCATCTTCAGTAGCCAATATAGAGCCGTTTGCTACGATCAAATGTTTTCCTCGCTGAATCAATTCTTCTTTAGTATATTTTTTTACAAAATTCGCCATAATCGAAAAATTTATGGAAATAAAATTATTTCCAGATTAAAAATAGGGGGTAATTCAATTACCCCCAGTGAATTATGCTTGTTGAATTGTAACGATTCCTTTAAGGTCTGAGCGTAAGGCTTTAGCCGCAAAGTTTATTTCGTTTGAATATACAGAACCGTAATATTCTGGCTTATCTTCGTCGATAAATACCTTAATGTCTCCTTTTGCTCTTGCAACAGCATCTTCTTGCCATCCAACAATACCCCAGTCATCTGTGGTAGCTGTGGCGGCTCCTATTGCTTTTTTTGCTCCTGCACTATCATATACTACTGTATATGAACGAACATAAATTTTGAATCCATATATTTTAGCAACAACACCTGATTGAATGTCTGCTTCAGTTAATCCACCTTGATAATCAAGATTAAGTAAAGATGCCTTCTCAGCATTTACAAAATTCCAATATACATTATAAGGAATTACCATGTGACGACCTTGTGAAGGAACATCGTCTCCATCAAGTTTTGATGCAGCACTTGCCATATCAGCCAAGATAAGTCCATTT